ATGATTTGATGTCTATATCTGAAATGGAATCATTCACTAAGAAACGAAATATAGAACTAGTACCTACCTCTGCTATGCTGGTGAGTAGTGTCGGTCAAATGGATAGTAAGATAGACGGTGGGTTCAAAGAAGTCTTAGGTAAGATATCAGACGCTCATCCACATTCAGCACTTGCAGATAGATATAGAAAAAGAGATTCAAAAGAAGCAAAAAACAAGGCCGCACTTGATAAGATTAAAACAAAGTATGGTGGAAGTCTCGTCAAACCTTCTTAAATACATAAATAGTACTGTTGCTGTCGAGACATTTACAACACCGTGCTTTTTGCACCTAAGAAGTTGAGTAAGTCAATCCGACAAAGCAACAATTCGAGGCGAGTAGAACGCCGATATAGGCGATAAACTACTGCTCGCCCAACGAAGGAGAAGATATGAGCGATTTAGATTTTTTAGACGGTTTTGATTCCGATATAGATTGGGGATTTACTACAACCGACTCTAAACCTAGTGAAACGAAAGATACTGAAGCAGTTGCAAAGTCAGCGGCTAATGAAGTTGCAAAAGCAAATGACGGATCTTTAAAAGCATTAGAAAGTAAATTAGATAAAATATATTCAGCAGTTAATTCTGCTAAATCTGAAATTCACGAAAAGAATCAGACTGAACTTGATATTGCTAAGAAACAAATGGATGATGAATACGATTTACGAAAAGATAATCTTGGCAAAGAACAAAAAGATAAATTTACACAATTAGAGAAGTTAGTAATACCTTTGATGTTAAAACTAGCAAAGGCACCAGAGAATTATATCTACTGGCCTAATCGTAAGAGTGTAATCGAATCACAATTAAAAAAAATAGTGAAGATAACGAGAGGGTAATATGAAAGTTTCAGAAAACACTTCTATTAGTATGCCCGCTAGAAATTTAATCTCCATTATAACCTGCGTTGTTGTAGGTGCATGGTTTGCTTTTGGTGTTATTGAAAGATTGAACTCCATAGAAACCGAATTGCAATTAATTACAAAAGATTTAGACGCCGCAAACGAGTTTATAGAAGGTGTGCCAAAAGGTGACATGGTTTCCCCACAGATACAAGAACTCTATATGTTAGTAGAATACCTATCAGGTAGTGTAGAAAAGATTCAAGAAAAAGTTGATGACGAAATACCCAATATTGGAAAAAACTCAATGACTATCGAATTTCACGAAGATAGAATAATAGACATAGAGGACAGAAAAAATGGGAGTAATTGAAGTAGTAGTCGTATTAAGTCTTTGGACTTTTCAAGGTGACATTCGAAAAGTTGAAGGTTGGTATCATCAAGATAATTTGAGTACTTGTTTAGCGTCAAAAAGATATGCTGAGAAAAATGCAGGCAAAACAAACAAATACACTTGCTCAGTTGAACAATGTGTAATGAAAACAGATCAAACAGGCGTTAAGCATTGTGACAAGATCATTAACGAATAATCAAAACAAGAGGTAAATAATGCAATTATCAAAAAACTTTAGTCTAAGTGAAATGACTAAATCAGATACCGCAGCAAGAAAAGGTATCGAGAACACACCCACAGAGCAACACAAAGAAAGTATGAAACTTCTATGTGATAAGATTTTACAACCTGTACGAGAACACTTCGCTAAAAGCGTAAGGGTGACCTCTGGTTATAGATCAGAAGCATTATGTGAGGCGATTGGGTCAAGTAAGACTTCTCAACACGCCAAAGGTCAGGCTGCAGATTTTGAAATAACAGGTATTGACAATAAAGAATTGGCAGAATGGATTATAGACAATCTAGATTTTGACCAAATCATATTGGAATTTTATACAGAGGGGGATACCAATAGTGGTTGGGTTCATTGTTCGTATAAAATGCACGATAATCGAAAACAAGTACTTAGAGCGTCTAGAAAAGACGGTAAAACGCATTATACCAAAGGATTAGTGATTTAAACGCTTGACTTATTGCCCAAAAGGTGATATAATAATTATATTATGAGCAAACTAAAAGAATACTTCAAGACTAGAGGGATGAAGTCCTTTATACACAAACCAGTTGACGATTTACCACAATTAATAAGAGAGAACATTGACGGTAAAAGATACTATATCTCACCTACAGGCGAGAAGTATCCATCTATCACAACGGTTCTATCAAAAAACAATAATGCAGGTATTCTCGCTTGGCGTAAAAAAGTAGGAGAGGCAAAGGCAAACGCTATTGCTTCAGCTGCAGCCACAAGAGGTACTGCTGTACATAAACTTATCGAACAGTATTTGAATAACGAAGAGTTATCAGACGCAGGTGTTTTACCACTTGCCTTGTTTACAGTTATGAAATCAGAACTAGATAAGATTGATAACATAGTGATACAAGAAGGTTCAATGTATAGTGATAAGTACAAAGTTGCTGGTCAAGTTGACTGTATAGCTGAATATGATGGCAAACCTTGTATCATTGACTTCAAGACTTCTACTAGAGAGAAGAAAGAAGAATGGGTAGAAAACTATTTCATACAAGGTACAGCATATGCTGAAATGTATGAAGAGAGATACGGCAAATCAATAGAAGATATCTTAATACTAATTGTAACCGAACAAGGTATCAATCAAGTATTTCATAAGAAGAAACAAGACTACATTCCTAAATTAATAGAGGCGATAGATAACTTTCATGTCAATAATAACTCCTAACAAATTTGCTCTACTCATAGAGAATATGGTGAGAAACAAAAGAGTTTCACATTGGGAAGCAGTATTATTATACTGTAAAGATAATGATGTTGACCCAGCAGGTATGAGTAAGATGATAAACAAGTCTTTAAAAGAAAGACTAGAATTGAACGCTATGGATTTAAGATTATTAAAGGAACAAGTAGGCAAACTACCTGTATAGATGGATGGATTTGATGTCTATAAAATCTACCTTGCAATCAAGCTACACTTCACTTCGAACTCGTATGACTACTTCAAGCACAATGGGAAAACTACTGCAAGACTTAACACCTTTACTAAAAGGCGTGATAGATACTTTTTTCACAAGTTGTCTAGGTCTTATTCGAGTAGTGCTTGTGTTGACTATTTTGTTGCTGGATTTATTGGTAGCGATACAGTTTGGATTGGCGATGTGGTTGGAAAGTCTGGTCAAGAAAATTACGCCAGATGGCAAAAAAGAATAGAGAGTTTAAGTTATGTATTCGAAAGCGATGTTAATACTTTATTTGACTTCATTGAAGAAAAAGGAATCAAATTTGATGACCTCTTCAAAGTTAAATCAGGACAACATCCCCCATTGGTTAAGTTGTATCTTGCCAACAAGATAACAGTAGAGACTATGGTGATACTGAATGATATTCTTAATTATTCAAAACAGTTTAATAAAGAGATCGGTGAGACAGTTATCTGGCCGAAGAAGTATAAACTATTAATGAACTATAAACCATTCTTGAAATACAATATTACAAAAATGAAAATGATTATAAAGAAGAAGATAAATGAGCGGTGACGGATATACAATATGGACTCACGAGCATACTGCTCTAGAGTTATCAAACAAAGTACACGAACTTTCAAACAAGTTAAAGAAAATTGAAGAGGTCAATAACGAAGATGGTGCTACAGCACTTACTAAACAAGTTATGATTAAATACATATTAGAAGATAAAGTATTTAACAAAGAAGAACAGCGTCAAAAATATAAAGATCAATTTGATGAAAGAAAGTGGCCGCCTGAATGAGTCTATATAATAATCTATGGGGAGTTCCTGTTTATAAAATTAATACTAATTATACATACAGTAATTTTGATCAAGACGCAAAAGACCTTGTAGATGAATATGTAGGCCTTACAAAACCAGATAGTACTGAAGTTAATGTAGTTTTAGAACGAGGTAAATTATTACAAGACCCTAGACTAGAGAAAATAAAAGAACTAATAGATTTACACGCACATTATTTTAGAGATAACTTTATGATGTGTACAAATGAATTAGAAACACAGGCAAGTTGGCTTACAGTAAATCATAAAGGTTCTAGACACCCACAACATAATCACGCACATACAATTTTTTCAGTATGTTATTATCCTAGAGCAGAAACTGGTAGTTTAGTATTGATAGCACCAGATAACAAAAATACTTGGCAAAAAGAATATAGAATGGGATTTCAATATACAAAATTCAATGAGTGGAATTCTTTAGATTGGGCAATACCAGTTTTATCTGGCGACATAGTTATATTTCCTGGCTGGGTTTCACATTTCACCACACCAAACGAATCAGATGATTCTAGACTTATGATTGGTGCCAATTACTGGTTAAGAGGTGATATGATATTCCATGATGAACTAGATAAAATTACAATTTAATGCTTGACTATTAGAGTAGAATCTGTTATACTGTATATATTAACAAGGAGAGACTATGACAAAATACATAATAGAATCAT